CTTCGGGGGTTCTTTTTGGAGCAGTCAATGGAAAAAAATATGGCAACTTTTGTGGCAACTTTGTTGCATTCTGCTACAAATACCCATTTCTTTCATTTTTCTACAGATTCATTCTCAAAGCATATGGCTTTAGGTCAATATTACGATGAGATTGTTGAGCTAGTTGATAGTCTTACAGAACAATATATGGGCATTTATGGTCAGATTAAATCATTTCCTGATGCTTATCATAAGCCTACCGATCCTGTTAAATATATGGAATCTTTGCAAAGTTTTGTAAAAGAAGCTAGAGCAGATTTGCCACAAGACACAGAAATTCAAAACCAAATTGATGCTATTGCCGAGCTAATTGACACTAGTTGCTATAAACTCAAATTCCTCAAATAAGGACTTATCATGCCTTTAATCAAATCAGCCAAACAAGAAGCAGTTGGCAAGAACATCAAGAAAGAAGTAGAAGCTGGCAAGCCAAAGAAACAGGCTGTAGCTATTGCTCTATCAACTCAAAGAGAAGCTGCTAAAGGCAAGAGAAAAGCTAATTTAGAAGATGCTTATGCTAAATACATTGAGGAAAAAGCATAATGGGAAAGACTCATAAAGCAGAAAAGCTAGAGTTTTCTATGAAAGCTCCTAAAGACTACAAGAACACTCTTGATGCACAGCAAAAAAAAAGAGAGGCTCGTAGAGAGGCATTGAACAAGCTCTTTAACAAAGAAGTTAAAGACAGGTTCTAAAATGGCTACTTTGGCTGATATGCTTAGAGGTTGGTCAGATAAGGTAATTAATCTACCTACTGAAGCCCAAAGATTTATGGTTAGTCCTACATCTTTTATAGATGCTTTGACAGGTAAACAAGCATTGCCTACAGAAACAGGTTTTGCTCAGGGTGCTACAGGAACACCACAACAACAAAATCTAACAGTTTTAGACCCTAATAACAGAGCTTATATGGAAGGCTATGATATAGGCGAGCCTTTTAGCTATGCTGCTATAGCATCTCCATTAGTTGCATCAGGAGCTACAAAATTAAGCAATAAAGCAGTTCAAGCCATCACTAAAAACCCTAATGCAACAGCTATGGGTGTAATGGATTATGCAAGCGGATTTAGCCCTACTTCTCAAATTTTTATTGGCCCTAGTGCTAAAAATTGGAATACAGATGCTGCTTTTAAAGCTGCTCAAATGGAAAAAGCAGGTAAATCTGCTGAAGAAATATGGCAAGCTACAGGGACTGCAAGGGGGTTAGATAACCATTGGAGACAAGAAATTCCTGATGTTAATGTTTCAGTTTTGTCTTATGGAACAGAAAAAGAATTAAGTAAATATCCTGAAATGAGAAATGTTTTAGGTCATAAAGAGTTGTATGATAATTATGGAAATGTTTTAGCTTCTAGACCTGTTGGCCCAGATCAAGCACCATTTACAAAAGATTATTATGGAAATCCACAGGTAGGTGGAGCTTCTTTTAATCAAAGAACATTGGAGTATACAGTATCACCAAGACCAGAAGGCGCAACAGGCTCTGAATATGCAAAAGCTCAAAAAAGTGGGTTATTGCATGAATTACAGCATGGTATTCAAAAAGAAGAAAATTGGGCTAAGGGTGGTCATCAAAAGTTATTTACACAACAAAAAGATGCAGAATTAGCTAGAGATATATTAAGTTTTAGAAATGAAATAAATTCTGAAAGATTTAAAGGTTTAACAGATCAACAAAAACAAGAAGCAATTATTAAAGAATATAAAAATTCAGGTGCATCTGATTGGTTGCCATCTCAAGAAACTATGAATTTAGCTTTTGATATTAAAGGAAATCCATCAGAAGAATTGAAAGCCCTTATAAATCTTTATGGTTTAAATAAATCAACTTCTGCTTTAAGTCCTGAAAAAATGTATAACAATCTAGCTGGTGAAGCAGAATCTAGACTTACTCAAAATAGAATCGATTTAACTGCTGAACAAAGAAAACAAAATTTCCCATTTAAAGAGGGTAAAAAAAGCTATGGTTTAGACATTAATCCAGAAGATGCAATCATATTAAATGAGACAGGTGATGTAATGACAAGAAAAGAGTTATTACAAAAACTAATAAATTCAGCAAAGTAATGTTGTATAAAAACAACTATATGTAGTAATATTCAAGCTATCCAACACAATTACTTGATGAAGGAAAGCAATGACAACCGATAAAATATCGAAAAGTATAGAAAATCTTAATAGGAATGGTAGACCTAAAGGTTCTCCTAATAAGGTTACTAAGCAGTTTAGAGACACTATTCAACAACTGCTAGAAAATAACTCAGAAAATGTAGAGATTTGGCTTACACAAGTAGCCATAGGTGATGATGACAACAAGCCAGACCCTAAAGGTGCTTTGGATATGTTGGCTAAATTAGCTGAGTTTGCTGCACCTAAGCTAGCTAGGACTGAAGTAGTCGGTGATGAAACTCAACCTCAAAGAATGGTGGTCACTTGGAAGAAGTCCTAGAGATAGAGTTGGATTACTCTCCTAGAGATGTATTCCTAGACTTCCATGACAGAGAACAGCGATGGGCTGTAGTAGTAGCTCATAGACGATGCGGTAAGACTGTATCCTGTATTAATGATGTTATCTATAGAGCTTTGATCGAGAACAAGGAAAATGCTAGATATGCCTATATAGCTCCTTACTATGGACAAGCTAAAACAATTGCTTGGGACTATCTACAAAGATATGCTAAACCTGTAACTGCCAAGGCTAATCAGTCTGAGTTATGGGTAGAACTTATTAATGGGGCAAGAATCAAACTATTTGGTGCTGATAACCCTGATGCACTTCGAGGACTTTATCTTGATGGGGTAATCCTAGACGAATATGCCGATATGAAACCCTCTATTTGGGGTGCTGTCATTCGACCATTACTAGCTGATAGACAAGGGTGGGCTACATTCATTGGAACTCCTAAAGGTCATAATTCCTTTTGGGATGTATATAACCAGGCTACTAAATCAGATGCTTGGTTTGTTAAGACTCTCAGAGCTAGTCAGACAAAACTATTGCATGAGACCGAGCTTAAAGATGCTTTCCATGCAATGACCGAAGATCAGTATATGCAAGAGTTTGAATGTTCATTCGAGGCTGCTATCCTTGGTGCTTACTATGGTAAAGAGATGCGAATCCTTACTGACCAAGGCAGAATTACCGATGTTGAATACGATCCTATGTTCCCTGTGCATACTGCATGGGACTTGGGCTATTCAGACGATACAGCTATCTGGTGGTTTCAGGTGGTTCATGGTGAGATCAGAATCCTTGAGTATCACAGTTCGAATGGTCAGCCTGTGACCTACTACACAGGACTAATCCAGTCTAAGAAATATCACTATGGAACTCATTGGCTACCTCATGATGCAAGGGCAAAAACTCTAGCAAGTGGTGGAAAATCAGTAATTGAACAAATTTCTAACAAAATTCCTGTAGAATCGCTTAAAATAGTACCAAGTTTATCTTTACAAGATGGAATTCAAGCAGCTCGACTAGCATTAAACCGATGCTGGTTCGATGCTAACAAGACTGAAGATGGTATTGAATGCTTAAGACAGTACCAAAGAGAGTATGACGAGGACAAGAAAGTATTTAGGGATAAACCTAGGCATGATTGGACTTCGCATGGTGCAGATGCTTTCAGGATGTTAGCAATAGCTTGGAAAGAAGAAGATAAACTACCCTCGAAAGACGACTCGATTAGGGGACTTACTGTTGGCAATAATGACACCACTCTCAATGAGATGTGGAAAACAACCCCTAAACAATTTAGTGGAAGAATTTGAGAATGGCTGAAACCAAACATAGTTACGAAAAATGGTACAAGACCCTTGGGGCTTATGAGAAATCATTTAAACGATGGGAAGGTCGAGCCGACAAGATTCTCAAACGATACCGAGATGATTCTCGCACTCAGAACAATCCTAATGCTAGGTTCAATATTCTGTATTCCAATGTACAGACAGTTACACCAGCTATCTTTGCTAGACTTCCTAGACCAGATGTAAGCCGTAGATTCCGAGACAACGATCCTATTGGTCGAGTTGCTTCAATGATGCTAGAAAGAGCATTGGACTATGAGCTAGAGCATTACACAGATTACAAGTCAGCTATGTCTTCTGCTGTATTTGACCGTATGATTGGTGGTCGAGGCACAGCTTGGGTTCGTTATGAACCACATATCGTAGCTGAATCAAATCCAACTTTGGGCATGCCTGAAGATGGTGTACAAGTTACAGAAGATATTGATGAAGCCGATGAGTCTAAGTCAGGCTTAGAAGATGAATCACAAGAAAGAATTGAATATGAATGCGCTCCTGTGGACTATGTTCATTGGAGAGACTTTGGCCATACAGTAGCAAGGACTTGGGAAGAAGTAACTGCTGTCTGGAGAAAAGTCTATATGAACCGAGATGCTCTTGTTGAGAGATTCGGCGAAGAATTAGGCTATCAGATTCCTTTGGATACAACTCCACAAGACTCTAAGACTTATGCACACCAACAAGATGTAAACTCTCAAGCCCTTATCTATGAGATTTGGGATAAAGAGACAGGTAAAGCCCTATGGATTAGCAAGTCAATGGGTAAAGTCCTTGATGAAAGAGACGATCCATTACAGTTAGAGAACTTCTGGCCTTGTCCGAAACCTTTATTTGCTAACTTAACTACTGAAAACCTAGAGCCTATTCCTGATTTCACAATGTATCAGGATCAAGCTAAAGAATTAGACACACTAGCAGACCGTATTGATGGTCTTATCAATGCCTTGAAAGTTCGAGGTGTTTACGATGCTTCTAACCCTGAATTGGCTCGCTTATTCTCTGAGGGTGAGAACAATAGCTTAATTCCTGTGAAGAACTGGATGGCTTTTGCTGAGAAGCAAGGTATGAAAGGTGCTATTGATTTAGTAGATATTGCTCCTATTGCACAAGCTCTTACCTATGCTTATCAAGCTATGGAGCAAGTTAAGGGTCAAATCTATGAAATCATGGGTATTGCCGACATTCAGAGAGGTCAGACAAACCCTAATGAAACTCTTGGCGCACAAATCATCAAGAGCAACAATGCTTCTGGTCGATTAAAGAATATGCAACACAATGTAGTGGACTTTGCCACATCATTGTTATGTATTAAAGCTCAGATTATCTGCAATCACTTTACAGAAGAGACAATCCTTAAGATTTCAGGAGCTGACCAGTTATCTGACCAGGATAAGATGTATGTTCCTCAAGCTTTGGCATTGTTAAAGAATGAATCAGCTAAGAACTTCCGTATCGAAGTCACTAGCGATTCAATGATTTATCAGGATGAGCAACAAGAGAAGCAAAACCGCATGGAATTCTTACAGGCTGTGGGTGGATTCTTAACTCAAGCTATTCCAGCTGCTCAAGCTACTCCTGAATTGACACCAATGTTAGTAGAAATGCTTAAGTTTGGTGTTACAGCATTTAAAGCTGGTAAGCAATTAGAAGGCATGATTGACGAAACAGCCGATAAGTTTAGAGAACAAGCTAAACAAGCTCAAGGTCAGCCTAAACCACCAACTCCTGAACAGATCAAGCAACAAGGCGAAATGCAGAAGCTTCAGATGCAGTCTCAATTGAAACAACAAGAGATGCAAGCTCAGATGCAACTTGAACAGCAGAAGATGCAGATGCAAGTTGAGATGGAAAGAGCTAAACAAGAGTATCAATCTCAAGAAACTCAGCTTCGTATGCAGTTGGAAGAGCAAAGAAATGCTCAAGAGCGAGAGATGGAGATGAGAATTGCTCAGATGAAGATGAATACTGAGAGAAATACTCAAGTCTTGTTAGCCCATATTAACAATGGTGCAAAGATTGAAGTAGCTCGTATCGGTGCAGATGATTCTAATGGTGAACAGGCTTATTTATCTGAAGAAAGCATGGCTCAGTCAATGGAGCATCCATTACAGCCAATAGCTAATGCAATTCAACAAGGAAATCAACAAATAGCTCAGACAATGGGTGCTTTAGTTGATACAATTAACCACCACCACAGCAAGCCTAAGACTATTGTCAGAGGTGCTGATGGTAAGGTTATTGGAGTGCAATAATGACAGCTTTAAAGTATTCAAACGGTACTCGTCATGCTCAGAATGAAGGGCTAATTACCTATGCTGGAACAGGTGCAAAATTCAATATCTATCAAGGCACAGCCCCTACTAATGCCAATACAGCCATTACTACACAGACTTTATTGGTTTCATTACCGATACCTGGAGTATTTGGTACAGATACAAATGGTACTTTGACTTTAGGAACTGTTACTCCAACTCAAGCTGTGGCCACAGGAACTGCTCAATTCTTTAGAATATTCCAGTCTAATGGCACTACTGTAGTGATGGATGGATCAGTTTCAACAAGCGGTGCAGACCTTAACCTAGACAATACAAGCATTAATATTACTCAAACTGTTGATATTACAAGCGGTACTATTATCAGGAATAATCAATAATGGCTATAACAGTCAAACACACCAAAATCAGTTCAGTTCCTGATTCAGCCGATACAAGTCTAGTTAGACCATCGGATTGGAATGATACTCATACTCTTACAGGTTTTGGTACAGCTGCTGAACTTAATGCTGGTTCGGCTAATGGTGTTGCTACTCTAGATGCAGGTGGCACAGTACCTTTATCTCAGATTCCTGCTTCAATTCAAGGCGGAGTAAGTTATCAGGGTACTTGGAATGCCACTACCAATACTCCTACTTTGACAAGCTCAGTAGGTACTAAAGGCTATTACTATGTAGTTTCAGTAGCTGGCTCTACAAACCTCAATGGAGTTACTAATTGGAATGTAGGTGATTGGGCTATATTTAACGGTTCAGCATGGGAAAAGGTAGACAATACTGATGCAGTAACTTCAGTTAATGGATATACAGGCACAGTAGTATTAACTCAATCTGACATTAGTGGCACAGTAGCTATTGCTAATGGCGGTACAGGTCAGACAACTGCTAACTCTGCTTTCAATGCTTTAGCCCCTAGTCAGTCAGGAAATACAGGTAAATACCTTACAACTGATGGAACTAATACAAGTTGGTCTACTAATGCAGGTGGTGATGTAGTTGGGCCATCAAGTGCCACAGACAATGCTTTAGCCCGTTATGACACAACAACTGGCAAATTAATACAAAACAGCGTAGTAACTATAGATGATGCAGGAAACATTGAAAACGCTGATTCTTTGAAGTTTTCAGGCACACCGCCTACAGTTAAGCCAATAGGTTCTTTATGGTTTGATTTGTCAAATGACACCTTAAATCTTCAACAAAATAATATAGTTCAACAAATTGGCGAAGAACTTTATGTTTATGGCAAGGCTTCAAACACCATAACTGGCGAAACATTGTTACAAGTTATCGTAAAAACTGGAGCAGTTGGGGCAAGTGGTGTTATTGAGTTTGGTGTAGCTGGTGCAGGCATAACAGATACAGGCTCTATTATTGGAATTGCTACAGAAAATATTGCTACTAACGGATTTGGTCGAATAACTAATTTTGGTGTAGTGCATGGAATTAACACTACAGGCTCAACCTATGGTGAAACATGGGCTGATGGCGATGACCTTTGGTACAACCCAGTAACAGGTGGAATAACTAAAACAAAACCTTCTGCACCTAATTTAAAAACCCAATTAGGAACAATTATTCATGCAGGTGCAGGCGGTTCAGGTTCTTTTCAAGTTTTAATTCTTGAAGGCACAATATTAGGCGGTACAGACAGCAATGTGAATATTGTTAGTCCAACTGCTGCTCAAATCCTTACTTACAGCACTACAGATGCTTATTGGAAGAATACTAGCCTAGCATCAGGAACAGGCATTTCAACAAGCACTAATGCTAATGGTACTTTGACTGTAACTAATACTGCTCCAGATCAAACTGTAGCAATTAGCGCAGGAACAGGAATATCAGTATCAGGAACTTATCCTAGCTTTACAGTAACTAATTCAGGGGTAACAAGCCTGACAGGAACTGCAAGCCAAGTAACGGTATCTGCAAGCACAGGTGGGGTAACTTTAAGCTTACCTAGCACAATAAATGTAAATACTAGCGGTAATGCTGGAACAGTAACAAACGGAGTTTATACAACAGGAAGTTATGCCGACCCTACTTGGATAACTAGCCTTGCTGGTAGTAAAATATCTGGGACAATTGATGGCGGTACTTTCTAAAGGAAATTAGCATGACAACAGTTATAAAGACAAAAAACAGCACTACAACAACTACTGCTCCATCGAGCTTGGCTCAAGGTGAGTTAGCGGTCAATATTACCGATAAAAAGGTATGGGTAGGTAATGCTGCCACTACTCCAGTTCAGTTATTAGGAGCAGGAAGTACTGCATCATTTGGGGCTGTGACAGCTACATCAGTAACTGATTCAGGCCTTACAAGTGGTCGAGTAACTTATGCTGGAACTGGCGGTCTTTTGCAAGATAATTCAGCATTTACTTTTGATGGAAGTACTTTATCTTCCACTAACCTAGCTTACTCAGGAACACTAACAGGTGGTACAGGAGTAGTTAATCTAGGTTCAGGACAGTTTTATAAAGATGCTTCAGGTAATGTAGGTATTGGTACAAGTAGTCCTGTTTCTTTTGGTGGTGGATATAAAACACTAGAAGTAAAAGGTTCAACTACTACAAATGGTGGTGTTGTTAGAGCATCTACATCTGACAACTCATATATGATAGATATGTATGCAAACAATGCTGGTGGAAATTTAGAAAGCCGTGGAGCAAATCCAATGCTTTTCTTAACTAACTCAGCAGAACGCATGAGAATAGATAGCTCTGGTAACTTGCTAGTGGGTACTACAAGTACAGTTAATAGATTAAAAATTGTTGGAAGTGCGGCAACAAATAGGCTTGTTGCTTTTACTCCTAATGTAACTGGAGATACCTCAACAGCTTGTTTATTAGTTTCAAAATTTGATAATAATAGTACTACATCACAAGTTTATGTTCAGTTTTCAATGAACAATGATGGAACGGCTAGCGGACAAATTAATGCCAATGGTGCAAACGGAGCAGCTTTTGGTTCATGGTCGGACAGTCGTTTAAAAGAAAACATTGAAAATTTACCTTCTCAATTAGCCAACATTACTGCACTAAGACCAGTGGAGTTTGACTATATTGAATCTGAAGGCGGTGGTCATCAAATTGGTTTTATTGCTCAAGAAATGCAAGAAGTTTATCCTGATGTTGTAGGGGAACGAGCAGACGGAATGTTAACTGTTACTGGCTGGGATAAGACAACAGCAAGACTTGTAAAAGCAATTCAAGAACTTAAAGCAGAACTAGATACAGTTAAAACAGAATTGGCAACATTGAAAGGAACAGTCTAATGAACTTAATCATTAATCAACTAGACCGCAATACAGATGGTGACATAGTAACTACAATCCATTGGACTGCAACTAAAGCTGATGGTGAATATATAGCATCTGTATATAGCACTCAATCTGTAGAAGTAGGCGATACAGTTATTCCTTTTGCAGACTTAACTGAAGAAGTAGTTAAGACTTGGTTATCTGAAAAGCTAGACTTAGTATCTTTAGAAGCTAGTCTTGATGCACAATTAGCAGACCAAAAAGCACCAAAGGTATTATCTGGTCTTCCTTGGTAAAGATTTAAGGGTTTGCCGATTGCCCTTTCAATCGGACAATTTAGGAGAAATAGCATGGGAAAACAAGAAAAGACCCCAATTACTATTGATGATGTTGAGTATAAGTTCGAGGATTTAAGCCCTGAACAACAACAGTTATTCAATCATTGCATTGATTTAGAACGAAAGATTGGTTCTGCTCAGTTCAATTTAGATCAATTAACTGTAGGTAAAAATGCCTTTATCACAATGCTTAAAGATTCTTTAAATAAAGCAGAATGACAACAGCTTTTCAACCCAATGGATTTCAAAGTAATGCCTTCCAGGTAGACCCTGTTACAGGCTTACTCTATGTGGTTGATGAGAATGATAGTGGTAGTTTTGTAGGACAGGTCGGTATTTCAGGAACTATCTCTGTTACCGACCAAAATGATTCATGCTATATCCAAGGCACAGTATCTCAGCCTAACCAGATGGATATGCACGATGGCTTCACTCCTGATGAGATCAAGAGAGCCAAGCAGCTAGACAAGAAGATAGCTAAGTTAGAAGCTAAGAAGCGACAGGCCATGCTCGATAAGCGAGCAAAGAGAAAACAAGCTATTGCAGACTTGGTTTCACCACCTGTTGTAAAAGTACAACAACCTGAAGTAGAATTGCAATCGGAAGCTCAACAAGATAAACCGTCTATTGATCTTAAGAAAGTCAATGCAAACCTTATCCGAATTGAGCAACAGAAAAAACAGTTGCTTAGAGCTGTAGAGTTAAGAAGTCAAATTGCACAAGCACAGATGCAATTGGCAGTCTTTAAAGCACAGCAAGAAGCAGAACAGGATGAGGAAGATTCAATATTAGCAATTTTACTTTAAACCCACATACCGAGTATAAGAAAGCTTACGATCATCTTCACAATGGAAGATATCAAGCTGGATTTAGGCTTTTTGAGTATAGATGGCATCCTGAGATACTTGCTAATACAAATCCCCCATATGCTAGAGAACCAGCCAATGTTCCGACTTGGTTAGGTCAATCCCTATTAGGGAAATCGATCGTAGTTCAGACAGAACAAGGATTCGGTGATGTAATTCAATATATTAGATTCATTCCATTCTTAAAAGCATTAGGTGCTTCTAAAGTAGTAGTTCTAACACCTACATCACTTATTCATTTATTTGGTCAGATGGAGTGCATAGATCAATTAACCAATATGACAGAAGAAGGGCCATCTGTTGAGTGCGACTATTGGATTGGTCTAATGTCATTACCTTATTACATCGACTGTGCCATGCCTTATGCTAAAAGCCTATTCCCAGTATCAAATAAGAAAATTGTAGGCTCTGAGGGCTATTTAGAAGCTATTCCGAGCAATATACCTAAGAAAGTAGGAGTGAACTGGAGTGCATCTAAGGGTGCATTGCATCATATTAAGTCTATTGCTGACCATGAAATGCTAAAGCTAGTAGGAGATAATGCTTACTCATTAAATCCTGAGAATGATAGTTATTTTAGACCTTTGCCTAATGATGGGTGGAAAAAGGATTGGTCTATTACAGCGCAGCATATGAAAGCCATGAAAGGTGTTGTTACTGTTGATACAGGG